TAGACGCAATGTCTACAGCCGTTTTTGCTGCACCCCAGCCATCCACTGGCTAACAAACATCGCAAGGACTTTCGCCATGTCCAAGCTCATCGGACCCAAGAAACGCCCCCACGATTTCGGTTTCAAGCCGGGCGATAGCCACCTCGTTATGAACGATGAGGTGCAGACCCTCACCGCTTGGGCCCATAACGGTGATCGCCTGTTCAAGATCCCCGCACTCGCCCGCGGTCAGGGCCGCGACAACGAATGGGATGAGCCGCAAACCGACACCCCGCCGGGTCTCTACAAGGTGGGCAGCGTCTGGCGTGATTACGACCGCCTGGGTGATCTGCCGTCCCGTCAGCCCGAGCTGATGCCCTATGGCTGGTACACCCTCGATCTGGTGGAGCTGGAGGGCCAGGAACGCCGCTATGGCCGCGCTGGCATCGCCATTCACGGCGGTGGCTCCGGTCTGGGTTGGCCAGGTTGCTGGCAGCCCCGCCAGGCCCTGCTGCCCACCTGGGGTTGCATCCGCGTTCATAACGCCGATCTGCGCGACAAGATTGTGCCCCTGCTCAAAACCGGCACCATCTACGTGTCGGTGTTCCAAGAGGCCTGACCATGGCTGATCTCGCCAAGCAGCTCGAAGACCTCCACGCCGCCGTGGTGGAAACTGTCACCGATCGAATCCGCAATGGCAGCTACGACGACGACGGCAACCTCAAGCCGGTCAGCAATGACGATCTCCGCGTCGCCCTGCAGCTGCTCAAGCAGAACGCCATCACCGCCAACCTGTCGGAGGAAACCACCACCGAGCTGCGGTCGCGCATGGCCGCCAAGCTCGACTTCTCTGCGCTCAAGGACAAGCCCAACGTGGTGCCGCTGCGCAGCGATCAGCTCAGCGCCTGACGCCCCCGTAAGCCCTGGCCCGCGGCCGTGGCTTCCACCCCAGCGCCAGCGCATCAATGCAGCTGCCGGTCTCGTCAAACCAGGCGGCCAGCTGCTCGGCCTGCAGCTGATCCGCCCGGGCCGTCACCTGTTTCTGCTGGTCCTGGGCCGCGGCATCGGTGAAATACTTGGCCGCCAGCGCCACCGCGTCGAGGCGGTCATCGTGCTCAAGCGCACCCCGTTCGGTGGTGATGCGGCTGGCCTGATACATCAGCGAGCGCTGGTGCCCCTTCTCCGGGTCGCTCTCGGCCTGCTGGTAGTCGCTGCGGATCACAGCGGTGGCCACCACCATGCGGTGCTGCTGGATCAATGGCGCCAGGGTGTCAACGATCCGCCGCTCTTTCTGCATACTCACCCGCACCTCTTCGATGCTCACCGGATGGGTGCGGGCCATCACCGGCTCAAGTAGGGCACGGAACATGCCATCACCCATGTTCGATTCCGCCACGCAGTAGTTCACCCCCCAGCGCTTGGCGCGGGTGGCCAGCAGCTGCAACACCTCCGGGTCATACCCCCGCGTGGTGCCGCCGCTTTCCAGCAGGAACAGGTTGCCGTTGAGCTCTGCCATCACCGCCCAGGCCAGTTCGTCCTGGCCACGGCCGGAGGGGTCGATCGCCAGCACGCAGCGCCACGTCTCCTCCTTCGGCACCCAGCCGCTCACCGTCATCGGGCGGTGGTAATACCGATCGGCACCCATCCCGACGCAGATCAGGTCTTGGATGCGCTGCTCTGGCCCTGAGGCCCACACCACCAGCTCGGGCAGGGCCTTGCCGTCCAGATCCATCACGATCAGATCGCCCAGTCGGATCGGGTAGCGATCCAGGGTGCTGAGGCGGCAATTCAGCTGGTACTGCAGCTGCACCGAGGCCCGCGTCATGCGCGTCTCGCGCTTGAGCAGTTCCTCATGGCCGAAGCGTTCCGGGTCGGTGGGCTCACCCGCCAGCGCTGGATCCGCCAGCACGGCATCAGCAATCGCCGGGGCCAGGTTGCCCTCGTAGCAATCCCACTCATCCGCCTTGGTGGGATTTGGGAACCGGGCCGGCCAGAAGCGGATTGCATAGTTGCGCTCACGCACCAGCCGCAGATACAGCGAGCTCTCCAGGTGCGGTGTGCCGAGATAGCGAATCTGCCGCGGGAACACCTGCCGGATGCCGGCCTGGGTGAAGTCGATCGGCTGCGACGGATCGAAACCCGGATCATCCGGCTTGATGATCGCTTCCAGCTCGGTGACGGCCTGGGCCAGGCGTTCCTGCTTGAGCGGTGTGATCGAGTTGTTCAGGGTCTCGATGTCATCCGGTAGCGCGATGGTGCAGCGCTTCCCGGTGAGCGAAGGGCTCAGGATTCCCACGGTGCGGACACTCGGGCTCTGATCAATCACCGCCGGGCCCACATCAAATGCCTTCACCGATGAGCGCCCATCCGGCCGTGGTTCCAGGCACCGCAGGATGTCCACATCACGGATGCAGCGCGCCATGAAGGTGGCCACCTCTTCCGCCTTCTCCGCCGTGGCCGCCGGAATCAACACCTTCTCCGTGAAGGGGTCATGCCGCAAGCGCCACAGCGCATAGCCACCCGACTCGAAGCTCTTACCCAATCCCCGGTAGGCGGTGGTGATTGAGCGATCCGGGCCCACTTCCAACCAATCCGCCACCTCCAGCTGCCGCAGGGTGGGTGTATCCGCCAGGTTCAGTTCCCGCAGCAGGTAGCAGAGGAAGTGCGGGAAGGGCTGCAGCTCCGGTGGCAGCGGGGTCCACTTCACGACAAGACCCTCCTGCCGCGAACGACAAGAGGGCCCTGCACACCATCACCAGTGATACAGAGATCACCGGAGACGACTCCCAGCACCACCTGGGTGGTCGGCAACACCTTAGCCCTCCACAAAGGCTTCGTTCACCTCAGCAGTGTTCGGATCATCCGCTTGAAATTGGCCGCGGCGTGTGCGAGCACGTTTGGGCTTCTCCGGTTCCGCTGCGGCCGGCTGCGCTGAGGCAACAGCACAAGCTCCGTGATGCGCAGCCAGGGCTGCATCCAGCGCGTCCTGAGGAACGTCACTGCCCCAATGCTGGAGACCCAGGCGAATCCGCTCTTCATTGCTGACGTAGGGCACGGCTGCAGGAATGCAGAACTCCTGCCTTGATCGTATCGGCCGCGGCCAGTCAGGCCTTGCTGGTGTCGCCGAAAGCGTCTCTGAACTGCACCGCCAGGTGGCCGCGGCGTTGAGCACCACCAACGGCGGCCAGGTCGGGGTTGATCAGGAAGTAAGGCTCCCCGGTGTGGGGATCCCGCACCCGCGCCACCAGTCGCATCTTCTGGAGCCGACCGACCGAGGCCGAGCAGTTGCTTTCCTCCTGACCCATGGCGGCGGCCAGGGCCTTCTGGGTGATGCGAACCCGACCGCTACGCCAATCGCAGTGAAGGATCAAGCCCATCAGAACGGCCATATCCCTGGGCTGCAATCGCTTCTCCCGCAGGGCGGAGAGCAGCGTGTCCTGTCCGGCATCGGTGAAGAGCATTACGAAGCCCTCCGAACCATTTTCATTGCTCTGCATGGGTGGTGATGGTGTGGGCCCCGATGGGGCAGTTGGGTGCTAGCACTGAACATTCGTTGCTAGCAAGAACGGATGTACTAGGTGAGTGTTTGCAAGGGGTTTGGCATGGCTACTTATAACTCGACTTACAAATAGCACTCTCAGATCCCAGTCCACCACTCAACAACCGAAAATCACTCTGATCTCTTATCTAGTCCCACGGAAACCTGCTTCGTTGGGCTCACGAAAACAGGGGGGATCAAAGCACTCAGTCAACACCCAATCACCCCCGCCACGGCGCCGCCCCCGGTCACAGCCACACAGCCCTGCCCAACAGCCCCACGGCGACACCGCATCGGGGGTGATTCACACCACACCCCCGCAGAAGCCCCTACAAGGCCCTTCTGCACCCCTGCAGGACTCTCACACCACTCGCACCCTTCCGGCCCTGTTCCCGGCCATCCTCGGCGGCTCTCGTCGCGGTTCCTCTGCACACACGCACCACACCTCCGCACATTTCCAGTTTTGGGTCGCGCGATTAGGTGGGGTATCCCACTGCGCGCTGCGCCGCCGCCCCCCCGTGCCCCCCTCTTCGATCTGGTGGGGCCGCTGGCGCTGCTACTGATCGGTGCCGGGTGCCGGCCTGCTCTGCCGGTGTGGGGATGGCCGCCAGGTGCCCGCTGCGCAGCGGTGCCGCATCCGGCCGGCCGCCAGCGCAGTCCTGGCCTGGGTTGTCTGCAGATTGCTGATCTGCTGATTGGGTCGGTGGTGGGTTGCGCTGGTGTTGCCACCGGCCGGCCTAGGTGTGCGCAGCTGGGCAGGGAACGGCCGCGGCCGGCGGTGATCGGCAAGGCAGCTGCAGTCCTGCGCTGGTGGCTGGCTGGTGATCGCCGGGATTGAGCACGAGAGACGCCCGGCCACCCGCCGCGGTCTCTCCACGGGTGGAGAGAACGTGCTACGGTTTCTCTGCTGCAGGGATGCAGCGCACACCACCGTCACCATCACCACCACCGAGACCGATGGCCACCACCACCACCACCACCGAGCCGCTGCCCGTCCCATGCGGTCCGTATCTGCAGGCGCTGCTTGTGCGGGCCGCGGAGTCCCTCGATCACACGCTGATCCCGGATTGGGATGCAGAGGGCCGACGCAACCTGCAGCTGCTGCGGGAGGGCCGCCTGCAGGCGTATTGGACCGGCCGCAGCAAGCATCGGCGGCACCTTGCCCGCTGCGAATTCATGGCCATTAGCGCGCTGATGAATCTGCGCTGCGAGGCACGGGGCCCGCTGTGGGCCAACACCGACGCCGGCGATGCCCTGCGGCTTGCGGACGCGATTCAAGAGGGCCGCTGCGCTCTCTGGTGACGCCTGCACTGGGCCCTTCCCTTCGTGGTGGGCCCTCTGCAGGCCTCACCGGGCCCTGCCACACCACCATCACCACCACCGAGACCAATGAGCACCACCACCACCACCACCACCGTGCCCGTGGCCGCTGCCGTGAGCAGCCGGTATCGGGCTGGCTTCCCGTATGACGCAGCAGAGCGCCGGGCACGGGAAGCAGGCCTCTGCGTTGTTGCTGTGACAGCCGCAAGCCTTCCGGCCGGCGCGAGCAGCCGTGACGGCTACGGAAACCACGTGAAAGCTGAGACCGTGTGGGTCGGCTACGGGGCAGGGCACGGGCTGGCCAGCTGTGCATGGGGCATCTGCTGCTCGTCAATCCATCAGCAAGCCTTGCCGGGCCTGGCTGAAGCGCTGCGGGCGATCGCCGAATCGCTGCAGGCGTTTGAGACCTTTGGCAGCCGGGATGCGCACTTCAGCTATTACCGGTCCTGCTGCCGTGGTGCGGCTGAGCTGGCGGCGGTGACAGCCAGCTGGCGGGAGATCGAAGACTGCGCGCAGCGGGCGCTGCGTGTGTTGCCGGCTGAGTTGCTGGCCTGGCTACGGACCGTCCCTGTCTGATCAGCCGCGGAAGGCATCACGGGGCCCTGCGGGGCCCTCTGCAGG